AAATTCATCAGATTCATTTTGATCAGATTCAGTTATGATATCATTAACTGGTTCTTCCGATGCCCAGATTGGTCTATCTTTATCTGTTATCGGTTCACTTAATATATCTTCTTCTATTTGTGAATCCATTACCATTTTTTAATATCCAGTAATTAAATTACAATCTAATTGATTATGAATTTCAGATTCTTCCCAAGCTTCATATTCCCAATATGGTTTTGCGATGGCCCTATCTAATCCAGACATAACTAAATATCGAGTAGCATCCATTAAGTGATCATTTTCTTTTACAATTTTACCATTTTCATCTCGTCGATATAATCTAAATTCTGAAAACCAATTAACCATTGAAGCAAATACTTTTAGTTTATTAGTACTTAACATTTGCCAAACTTTATATAAACCAGCTTCAACTGATTTATTAGCATTTGTTATGTCGAGACCACAATCCATATAAAGATTAAAAAGTTGTTTACCATCTTCTTGAGAACGACCATGAGCAGCTGAATCAATTACACCTGGAATCCATATACCACGAGCTTTAATCCCTTCAGAATGAATAACTGGTTCAGCCTGGCCTTGATAATATTCAGAGTAAAGATAAGTAATTCGAGAAGTCGGATCAGTTGCACTCCATACACAAGCAGTTTTTTTCCAACCAACATCAAGAGCATAGCAACGAAACCAATGATCAGGTATAGCAAAATCACTTACTGTAATATTACTTTCTAATATTGGAAATATTGCACCTGAACCTAATTGAGGAATACCTTTTGAACGAGCTTCACGTTGATAAGGAGGAAGAGCAGCAAATAGTTTTGCTTTTTGGTTTTCTGTTAAATGAGGAGCATCATCCCAGGTAGCCATGATTAAGATTTTACTTCCAGATTGGTTTTCTTTAATCTGGCCACCAGGTAAAAATTGTAAAACTGTTTCTGTAAGTCCTTCAAGGGGTGTGAATGTAAGCATTATCAAACCATTTGTAGTCATAGTTCGAGTTACACATTCAGTATAAATTGATAAAGGACATTCTTCATCTAACCAAATTAGGTCTTGTTCAGTACCTTCAAATGATTTACGTCCTTCAGCATATGACTTTATTTTAATTCTTGAAATTCCACCAGATATATGTTTAACTAAAATAGTATCAACTGCATTAGGAGTACCACCTGCTTTAGGAGTGGTTTTTAAAATATATTTTTTTGGAATTAATCCAATACCATGAGTTTCAGGTGGACCAAGCAACTTGAACTGAACAATATCTCTTGCTGTTATACTTGTAGTTCCAGCAGCCCAAGTAAATACTGCTCTATTAAATCTATGCCCTTCCCACCAGTCTGGATACCGTCCAGTAGCATGAAGAACAGTTTCATAAGCACCAATCCCTTCTGACTTACCAATTCGATTAGCTGCCATAATACAACGTTCAGAAAAATCTTTACCAGCTTTAAAAAACTGTAAATGTTTTGAATATTTATCTCGTGATAATGGACCATACGAAGGGTAGTATTGATCTAAACGATTTTGTCTTAGGCGAGAATTTTTTTCTTTTAAGAGTTTAAGATAGTGTTCTTTTTCAGGCCGAGATAAATGAGACATATTATCTGGTAAAGAATTTTCTGATTGTTCTGTTTGTTGAGCAATATTATTCATCCTTTAAACCCTCCTTAGATTTATCAAATGTAGAATATTGCTCTTCTTGCTCTTTTTCATCAGTAGAGTCATTTTTTATTGTAGTTCTATTAATTGAATCTTCTAATGCTTCTATTTCAGCATTAATTTCATCATCTGTTTTAGTTTGAAAAGTCATATCAATGTTTAATTTGTCTGGAGCTTTAAAACCAGTTCTATCAAGAAGATCTTTAGCAGTATTAAATTGTACAGATGCTGGAGCTTTATTATCTGGATTAAGTAAACGTTCAAAAGTCTTTAAAGCATCTTTGTTCATTGAAACAAGTTCTTTTCTAACATCTATTGTAGTGTCTTTCATTTTATCGGTTAGCCCTTCCATATAAGCTTTACCAAGTGGTGAACGCAAAACATTAGAAACAGTAATGGTAGATATTTCAAGACGGTCAGATATTTCAGGAGCTTTGAAGCCGTTGAAAGACATCTGGATTATGTTTCTATGATGGGCTTTGAGTTCTTTAAGCATAATTATTTTAAATGTTAAATAATAAAAATAGTTGTAAGTTTATCTTATGATAAGGTATATATATGCCCTTGTCAAGGTGTTTTTTGGTGTTTTTGGATTTTTTTTGTGTAAAAAGATGTAATAAAGGAGTATTTGCAAATCTGACTGGTAGTATATTTTCAGTTTGTTTGATGAATTATTTTTGAGATAATTTTCATATGATAAGAGCGAAAATGGAATAAAGTAAATCGTTCCTTACCGATGTAGATTCTGATGATTAGGACTTGCCGTTCAAAAATGAACATCCAGTCGAAAGAAAAGCCAAGTTAGTATTATAGCCAAGATGGTAACTTAGTAATGATTTTGTGTTGAATCAAGTTAGACTTTAAAATTGCTGGAATCCATAACTCTATATAGAAAGACTAATCTACACATAGAAAATCGAGGCATCGGTTTTTCAAAAATGTCAATTCATTAAAAATTGTTCCCATTACATCATTTTAAAGTTCACCGGAGTGTAAAGATTTAGCAGATTGAAACAAAATTAATCATAGCAAACAAAGGTAGTTGTGAATAACAAACTTTGGTATGATGAACAAAGTTAGGCAAGCCTAACAAGCTTAGGGATAACGAATAATGTTGGGCACAACTAAGGAAGTTAGTCATGATTAATAAAATTAAGTATGATTAACAAGATTAGATATGACAAAGAAATATAGAGATGACAAAGAAAGATAGGAAGGGCTATAATTGTTAGGGATGACAAAGGTTTTTAGTTAATCCGAAGTAGAAGGATATAAAATTTTGATAAATTATTTTTTGGCATAGTCTTTGCATTCCTTTATTATAAGGACGTTTCGTACTTATCAAACGATAATAAATAAAAAAAACGTGAAAATTTCATAATGATTTTAAGTAGTTATAAAATACTTTAAAAAAAGTGAAAAAAAAGCTTGACAAACGGTTTTTGATGATTTAGATTAATATCACAATTTGGTTGGAACAAAACAAACGAAAATAAAAAGGAGAGGTTATAGCTAATGAGACATATATTTGTTATAGATAAATAAAAAGGGAGGTGATAAAACAATCGGTAAGGGTTGTAAGTAACCGTAAATCTTTTAGAATAAAGGGGATATTATTATGGCAAAATCTATTTATGACATTCTGAATAATTTGGAAACGGAAACGAGTGTGCCTGACTTTGGTATGATAGCACATACCTTACCCAGGGAATTACTCCCAACAGCCGAACAGTTTGAGAACGGTAATGACTTGCTTCTTTGGGCCGAGGATAATGGCTTTACCCATTCCATGCTTCAAAAAGGCGTGCAAAAATTTATTATTGACCTTCGAGCCGCTTTTAAGGCCGTCAAAAAGGATGAAACTTGGACTTTGGAAAAAGGTCAAAAAGCGATAAATGAAGCTGATTGGAATATCACTAACCGGCCTAACGTTACCGACAAGGAAGCTCTCAAGAAACAGGCAATCCTCGAAGCGAATACGGCCATTGCCAAAGCTATGAAAGCCACAAAAGGGATAAGCGAAAAAATGATCATTGACACTCTAACCGAATCATGTGGAATTGATTTGGCAAAAACAATTGTTGCCAGCTTAGAATAAACTTTTAACAAGATACCTGATCTGGAGCAATTCAGATCAGGTATTTTTTTTGTCCATTTTTCCTTGCCTTGTTTTGCCTATCTTGAGTAATCACTTATCCTTATAACCGTTCTAACAGCCTTAAACGTCCTGTGAAGAGCCAATCTCATATCTTTTCATACCTATCTATGCCTTGCCGGTTACTTTGCCTTGCCGGTCGTTTAATTTTACCAATTTGTTGATCTCTCAAATCAGTATAAATCTAAAAATCAAAGAATTATAAAGTGAGTTCTACATGATACGTTGTAAACAGGAAACAATAAGCCTACCCCTCTTCGTACAGAAGGATAAAGAGGAGTGTTAAGGTGTATTTTAT